ACAGCAAAAGCAGCAGCAGCAGCCTGAGCTACCAAGTCAAGATTTTTCGCAAGCGCAATCAATCCGTCTCTGATATTTGGCAATGCCGCAAGTATGGCTGGTGTGATTTCCTCTAGGAACTCACCAAAAGCTTGCTGAAACTCAGCACCGACTGGCTGCAGAGCTTTACCTATTTCAATCCGCATATTGTTATATGCAACCGTCAATCTTGCTCCAGCTGACTCGGAAGACCCCGCGATCTTTTTAGCCAATTCGCCGTATTCACCGCCTAATTGAACCAAGAACTTCATCAGGTCGTTCAGGCCAACCTCGCCACTTTGCAAGGCTTTTGTCAGCTCTGGCCCGGTCCTGCCTGATGCTTCGGCAATCTTGTTGAAAGTACCAGGCAATCTTTCTGCAATTTGATTGATTTCTTCTGCGCTGACCTTGCCCTTTGAAAAAATTTGGACGAGTGCAGTTACAGCTCCTTCAACTTGTTCTGCCCCACCGCCAGTGGCCGTAATGGCAGCAGTGATATTTTTAAACGCAAGCTCCGCATCAGCAACACCGCCACCAGCGCCTTTTACTGCTGCGGTAAGTCGAGTGATTCCCTTGATAGCAACTTCTTGTGGAACATTTAATTCTTTTGTGACATTGGCAGCAGCAGCTACAGCTCTTGCATAGTTTCCTTGACTTGCAATCGCATCGCCTTGCACTTCCGTGATTCCTTCTAGGGCGATCTTCAGCCTCTTGATACTCGCTGCATAGTCAGCAAACCCACCAAGCGTTTGCCTGAGCTGACCTACCTGAGCGCCAAGTGCAGCACCAGCAAAAGACCCACCAACGCCACCAACCGCACCACCAATTGCACCACCAAGGAATCCCTCAGGTCCACCGAAGATGCCGCCTGAAATCGTTGCGCCAGCAACTTGGGCTGCTTTGCCGGGTGAGAACTTGCGGCGAGTGCGGCTGCGCTTTTGAAGTTCTTTGTCTACTTTCCTGATACTATCTGTAATTTTCCTTTCTGTGTCTTTTGTTGCAGCAGCAAGTGGGTCAAGATCCAACCTAAGCTCTTCAAGAGATTGCTTGACAAGATTAAGCTCTCGAATGGTGCCTTTTCTAAAACTTGAAAAATCTGGAATTTTTGGATCTGAAAAGCCGCGAATCCTGTCAACGTAAGAACCAGGAGTTTCTTTTGAGCCAGGTAACATCGATGTGGGCGTTTTGCCTAGAGGGACGCTGCCAAAGGCTCTCGCCACATCACTACTGTTACCCGAAAACTTAATAGCTGCATTTCTAAGATCTTTCTCAGACTGAAGAAATCCATTCCCAGTCTTTCTCAAGCTATCAATAAAAGATTTTATGCCTAAAGAAAAGCCTTCTAGGCGTTGTTTGTACTGAGAGGAGGACTCTCCAGTTTCGGGAAACATGCCTATGGGGGTTTTCCCTAAAGCTATTTTTTCAAACCTTTGGCGAACTTTTTTTGAACCTCCAGCAAACTCAATTGCAGACTCTCTAAGCTTCTTTTCCGAATCTAGAAAACCGTCGCCTGTCCTCTCCAGATCGCTATTAAATACATTGATAATATCCGACAGAGCTCCTTGGGAAGTGCGCCCCATTCTGGCCTGCTGTCCCTTCTGCCTGGAAGATCCAATACCAACGATGCCCTCGTAAAGCGGGCTTAAATCTACTCCGCCCAAGCCAAGCATCGACTTTATAGCACCAGCTCTTTGCCTACCCCTATCCCTTGAAGCAAGTTTTCTGTCAAAGAGCGCAAGCTCTTTGTTAAAAGCTTCAGCGTTTTTATTTATCAGCGCATTATTTGAATTGTCTTGCTGTTCTATTAAAAGTTTGTCTTTTTCGGTCTGGATGCGAAGCATTTCGCTCTTGTGATTCTTTGCAGCTTCTTCAATCTTTTTGTAAGCCTCGGACCAAGACCGGAAAAGTTCATCTGCCTCAATAACTGCACCTTCATCAACAATTTGATTCCTTGCTCTCTCTTTTGCCCGTTGCATCCCAGGAGTAAATTCGCCTGCAGCAGATCTCTGGCGAATACTGGCAGAAAACGCGCCGAAGCCGGACTGGGAATACGACTCGCGAGCTGCGCCCATTCGCTGACGAATGGCCATTGCCTGGAACTGTTCCTTGGTGGTTACGTTGACAATCGCATTCTGTAAGTCTTTATTTAGCCGAATGAGTTCAACGGTCAAGGCTCGACGACGCTCGTATCCAGTTACGTTTGTAAGTTCTGTGTTCACCTCAGAGATTCTTTGAGTAATGGCCGCCTGAGTTTTTTCAAGACTGCCATACTCTTTGCTCAGTCGAGCGAAGTAATCAACGCCAAGCTCAGAGGAGAACACGTTCGCCCGAAACGCAATTGAGCTTCTTTCGGCACCGACCCTTAACAGTTCAAGCTTGCGTAATGCTGTGTTCAGATCTTCCGCGTTAAGGGTTCCGCTGGCAATCGAATCGTTGAGTTTTTCAATCTGTCCAGTGATTTTTTCTGTCTTAGCGGAGATAATTGTGTTTATCGCAAAACGCGCCTTACCGGAACTGATCTCTACCTCTTTCAGCCTGACGTTCAGGTTTTTAATATCTTTACCAAGCTGCAAAAACGCAACAGAATCCTCTTTTACTTTTGATTTTAATTTTTCAAGCTGAACAATTACATACTGCAGATCTTTTGCGCTGTTCTTCGAGGCAGAACCTAGCTTTACAAGACTTGACCTTTTGCGCTCAACAGCATCAGATGACCCACGAAGAGCTGACTTGAGATTCCCAATACTTACACCAAGCTCGCGATAAACCTTGCCTCCCATAGCGGCCTGTTCGCGCAAGCCTTCAAACGCCTTGATCTGGCCTTTTATTGTCGCTTCACTATTACCAACTTCTTTTGCAAACTTAACAATATCTTGAGTCGCCTGGACAATATCTTTATCAGAAAGTTTTGTCTGTTTTCCTAAATCTCGAAAAGAACTTTTTAACGCCGCAAGCTGTTCAGCCCCTGTGACCTTAATCTTAATATCAACAGGCGAAACGCTTTTACTTGCCATCTTTCTTGTTCAGCTCAGAGAGTGCAGCAGCTTCCATTACTTGAAGGCTCTCCAGCATCTCACGGGGATTCTCTACATCATAAAGGGACATCAGTCCTGACGCACCTAGCAAAACCTCATACTTCAATCCAACGTAACCTCCCATCGTGACGGTCCATTGCGTTTGCATTCGCAAGAACATCATCAACGCATCCCAATTTTCTTCCCACACATCAAAGTGCTCCTCTTCAGGAGCGGCTTGACGCTGCGGCTTCAATCCAAATGCCGCTGCGTCATCAGCACTTTTATCATCTATCCTTTTGCCGCCATTCGCCCAATACTTGACGGCATCTTTTAGTTTCCCAGTTTTGCGCCTTCAAACGTTTCCGTATACGCCTTCAGCACACCACGAATCCAATAAGGATCATCAGCAAATTCTTTCATTGCTACCTGGGAGAACGGCAACGGTTTGCCGTCTTCATCCTCGATTCCTTCCCATCCAGTCATCACTGCTTTGAGTAAGTCAAGATCACCCTTGTCTGCAAGCTTTTGGAACTCAGAACGTGGTACGCGCTTGAACACTGCGTCAAAAGTGGATTCATCAAAAACTCCTCCATCAGCAGGCTCTTCCACGGTTACAGGCCACTTGAAAGTCTTGACCTTTTTGCGAACGAATGCCATTGAGCAAAATTAACTGCAATTAGCTTACAACAATAAAAGGGCCGTACTGCAGGACCAGAAAGGTTGCCTATGCAGCACAAGACCCTCGCTGCATGTAAACACCGAGGGTCTTGGCGGGTGCGGCCCCTGCAGGGAGTGCAGTACAGATGGAATCCCTAGCGTCCTAGAGCAGAGCTGCGACAGATCAAGTATAGACCAAAACGAACTCGTCGCTGCCCGCTGTTGATGGGATCGCGGTGTAAGGGATGTTCAGCATCGCAATGCCGTCCTGGTCTCCATAGCTCACATCGCCAATGTCGATGCTAGTGCTAGCAAAATCAACGATGTTCCCAGCTGTAGTGCCATGCTGGAAGGTAAGGTTGCCCAGTGCGCTGTCAGTCAATGCAGCGGTGAAGTAATCCTTCGTGGCGATTGAAACCATCTCAATGCTTACGCTGCCGCTTGCACTGCGATCAGTAATGATCACTTCCTTGTCGCAGCCAATCAACTCGCGATACACGACCGTGTTGCCGATGTCCATGCTCACCGACTGCAAGCAGCCAGAGTAAGAAAGTAAGGAGAAGGTGTCTGTGTTGCCGTTCTTGAAGATCAGCGGTGTTGCCTGGTTTGCGTAAGTAACGCTAGGCAATGCTGAATCATCAGGAGCGTTATAGATGCCAGTGAACGTGAAGTCGATGGTTGGAATTTCTCCCACGGATCCATTCAACGTGAATGTTCCCCTAGCACCAGTCACCTTGTGGCGAACACCATCGATGTTGTAGTGAATGGTGACTGAACTGAAAGATGCGCTGACTGGCGCATAAGTGACACTTACTCCAGCAGAAATGGTCTCGGAGAGGCCACAAGCCTGTAGTGCTTTGCCGTACTGAGGAGCAGTTCCAGCAGTACCAGAACCAGCCAGCTCAACGCTGAAAGTACACTCAACGCGAGTGTTAGCCAACAGTTGTTCTGAAGCGCCTAAATAAGGACGAATCAAGTCGCGACTGACAACATCACTCTGCTGAGGCGTGATGTTCAGATCCCTCACCAAAACCGCGTCCGTTCCGGTTGGAGTTGGATCGACGCCGTAGCTCGACTCTGTTTCGATCAGAATCAGTCGTTTCCGTAGAAGAAGTGGTGCCATTTTTTTGTGGGGTGTCGGCGGGAAGTGTTCGCTGGATCAGAGTGCGTTTTCCGGTTTCTGGATCGATTAAATACGACCCACCTTGACCGCTGTACTCGTCTTTCATCGTAATCCTTGCAACTGCTTAGACCTTAGTAGGCAGTAAGGTCTGCTACCTGAGTTCTGTATTTAACGTCGTACTCATTGGGAAACACACCAGCAGGTTGATCAGCATCAAAGAAGTCAAAATTCGTGATTACAGGTTGAATATCAATAGCTAAACCGCCCAAGGTTAAATCTGCCATTAGCAGTGAATGCAGTGATTCGATTACGGGGTCAGCATCCGTATAGGGAGTCGTAGATCGAGTGATTACAACGACTCTTACGCGCATTGTCCAATCAAGTTTTGGCAATGAAGTTGACTGCTGCGCAACGTCATTGACTGGCTCTATAACAATCATTGGCGTCTCAGCTCTGGCTGCCGCTGTGACCCTTGACCTGTGCACCCTCCCACTAACGCCAGCTGTACTGGCCAGTGTCGTAGCAATCTGCGACAGGATTTGTTCGCGTCTGGTAGTCATCAATCACACATCACAGAACCGTGGAACTCTTCGCCATTACCTATATTGCTCGCAGTACACCGGACATAAAGGACGGGACTGTTGGAATAAAAGTGGGCATCAATACCGCTACCGGAGTGAGAATGAGACTCAAGCTCGAACCAATCAGTCCCATTCAAAGAGCCCTCATCTATAACAGTTATATTCCCACCCACAATTTTATGAACAAACACATAGTTCGCACCCGCAAGCTTTACCGCAGAAGTTGATCCATCAGCAGTGAGAGGATCCCAAGAATAAATGTTCTTGGAATTGTCTGCGAAGTAGCCGATTTCAGCAGTCATCAATTCTTCATCAGCATTAACTCAACGAATTTCCCATCGTCGATGAGGTTCGCGCTCCTGACAGTGTAGTTGACTCCGTCAACCGTTATCGAATCACTATGCAACAAGCTTCCAAATTTTGACGACTCACAAGTCAGCTTGTAATCAGTTGTCAGCACCACTCCGTCAGCAATGATCTCGCTTGGCATGTCCAATATCCCTAGCCCTGAAGTGGACCCAGCCGTAACAGGAACAGCAAAATCAGCACTGCTCAAAAAAACGCTTAAGTCTTCTGCAAATGCCATAAGAAAAAGCGCCTAGCTAAGGCTAGACGCATACCGTGATCATGCGTACTTCAAAGCACCAAAAGCATTGACGCTATAGGTGTGAGTTGAAGTAGATACTGTTGAAACAGCTTTGATGAAACGCTTGGCGCTTCCTTTGTCAAAAACTAACGTCTGCTTGCTTGCGCTTGTGCTCACCTGAGTGAACGAGGCATCAGAGACGTCAGAATAAGTTCCACCAGATGTGTCAGCTGATTGAATCTTGACATCCAAAGTTGATGTTCCGCCATTCTCAACATCGAGAATTACGCAAATGTCGCCTTCGTAGTCATTCAGATCAACAGCAGTGCCGCTGAGGGCAGATGTGCGTGAAGCTGTTGGAGCTAACGCAAAATGCGAAAGCTTTTCAAGCCCTACAGAAAGAATTGTCATCAGTCTTCTCCAGAAGGAGCCTTGGCACGCCCACGTCGAGCGGGCTGTGCCTTGGCCGGGTTTACAGGTGCTGGCTTGGGTGGGCAAGCCGGTGCAGGCTCAGGTTCTTTAGCAACCTTCGCCTTGTCGCTGTTAAGTAACAGTGTTCCTAAAACGCGATCCACTTCAACAAAAGAGCCTGCTTTCACAGGCTCCCCGTTGATCATCACATTGCGTGTGATTTCAACTCTCATGAGCTTCAGCTAGCGAAGCAGAAGGCAGAAGGCTGCTTGACAGCAAAGTCAACATC